CGCGAACGGCGTGTCGACTTCCCGGTCGCGGTTCCGGTCGTTCGATCCCGAAATGGTCGCGGAGTTCAAACGCGAGATCGCCGGGAAGGTTTCGGTCGTCGCCGCGTATCACGGTTGAAGCGAGCGCTCGCCGGTCGGCGCAAGCCGCCCGGATCGGGCTTCGATCCCTTGGATCACTTTCGGTTGAAGCGACGGCTCCCGAACGGTTGAAGCGGGGCGCAACGGTTGAAGCGTCGCTTCCCCGAACGGTTGAATCGCCGGCGGAAGGGCTCAATTTTGGGCATAGGGGCGCGAATTCCGGGGCGTCAAGCGCGTTTCAGGGGTCGCACGGGCGCGGACAAGGGCGGGCTTCGTTGCGTCGATTCTAGGGCATTCTAGGGCGTCGTTCACAACTAGGCGTAATTATTGACGAAATTTGGCTCTGTTTTGGCTCTGTTTTGGCTCTAATATTTGAAAAATTCATGTCGTTTTTTCAATTTTTCTTGTCGTTTTTGCTTGACGGGCTCCGCTTTTTATGAGACACTAAGTATAGAATGAAGAACACGGACACAACGAAAGGAACGGAAACCATGAACGCGGGTCAAATCATTTGGAGTCAAATCACGGTCGGAACAAAAATGGCTTGCGGAGCGCGTCAAGCGGTCGCGGGCGAAGACGGTCTTCACTTCGTCGTCGGTCGTTCGAAGTTGACGAAGATCGTCGTCAAGCTCGACCGAGCGCTCGACCTTTACGACGTCGAGTTCGTTCGCTTCAATCGCCGAACCTACGAAATGAAAGTCGTCGAGTCGGCGAACGGCGTCTTCGTCGAGAACTTGAACGAAACGATCTATCGCATGGTGAACAAGTAACAGAAACGCGGAGCGCGCGGGGCTCGACCCCGGCGCTCCCCTTCAACCGAAACGGAGCGGAGCAAATGCGACAATTCGAAAACGACAGAATGGAGCCGGTCAAGATCGCGTCGGGGCGTTGGGTCGCCTTCGGTCACGTCGTCGAAAATTTCGGCGTGAAGGCGGTCGTCATGGGCTATCGCGCGGACGCCGATCTTTTGATCGTCAAAGAAGCGGATCGCGTCACGTCGGAACGTTGGGGCGCGGCTCCCCGGTTTTGCAAGTGAACACGAACGCGCGGAGCTTCGCCGGCGGCGGTCGCCGGCGGGCTCCGTCGTTCATTGACGGAGATCGGAACAATGACACTTGAACAAGCGGAAGCAATCGTTGAACGCATGGAAGACGAAGGCGCAAGCGCGCGCGTTTATCGCGACTATTCCGGGCGCGGAATGTTCGGGAAGACTTGCGTCGGGATCGTCACGGATTCGCCGGAACTTGTCGGGTTTTGCGCGGCGGAAGCCGGCGTTCCGAAGCGCGACCTTCCCCGGCGGCGCGATTCGTTGGGCTTCGACACGATTCTTTATTGACGGTTGAAGCGCTTCGCGCTCCCGAACTCCCCGCCAAAACTTCAATTTTTCCTAGCAGAAAAAAGATCATTTTTTTTGAAATTAGGGGTTGACACTTCAACCGATTCATGAGACACTAAGTATAGAATGAAGAACACGACAAACAACGGAGCTTCAACCATGACGTTCAAAAAAGTCGACTCCCGCATTTATGGCGCAACCGCAACCGCGAAGATCGGCTCGCGGGTTCATTCGCTCGCGTTCCGAATCGACGGTCGCGAAGGCGACTATCGCGTCGACCGGCTCGGAATGCTCGGTCACATTTGGGAAGCAATCGACGGCGGGCGCGGCTTTTCGTCCGTCGCGAAGGCGAAAGCTTTCGCGCGGGCTTGGCTCCGGGCGGCGGTCGCACAAGGCGACCTTTGCCCGAAGGTCGACCGATAGGTCGACCGAACTCCGGCGGGGCGCGGGGCTCCGCCGGCAACGGAAGGAACGGAGATCGGAACCATGACTTGCAACGCTTCAACGCTTTCACTTCGTCGCGCGCTTTCGGTCGAGCTTGGTTCTTACGCCGACCGGAACGACGGCTTCGAGCGCTCGCTTTTTTCGCGCTCCAAAAACAACCGTTCCCGGAACACGAAAGCCGGCAAGGTCGAGCGGGTCAAGCCGCCTTGGAAGGTCTAAAACTGCAATATTTCAGGGGAATTTTTAGGTGATTTTTTTCGAAATTAGGCTTGACACTTCAACCGAAATTTGAGACACTAAGTATAGAACGGAACAACGGAACACGAAACGAAAGGATCGGACAATGCAAATCAACAAGACATATCTTCAATGGGTTGGCGCTCGCGACTATCCGACGATTGAAGCGTTCATGACGGAAGTCAAAGAGCAAGGGCTTTCGAAGCGCGTCCCGAATCACCATATCGCGGCGGCGCTTATGGAGCCGGGAACGGTCGTCTTCGTGGCGCACGACGAAGGCGAGCATGAAGATTGCCCGGATTGCCTCGAAGTCAAAGCTTGCGAAACATGCTCCGGCAAGGGCGAGATCGTCGCGACCGAGCAAGACGGCAAGCCGGTTGCTTGCGGCGATTGCGGCGGGTTGGGCGAGATCGTTCGCGGAACCGGCGGGAAGGTGAAGCTCGACGACGGAACCGAACTCGCCTATCGCGATTGGCTCGGAATGCGACGTCACGCGAAGCACAACGAACGCGACGGCAAGCCGACCGGCGAAGTCGCGGACGACGCCAAGAAAATGTGCGAGCGTTGCGGCGGCTCCGGTCGTCTTCCCCTTGGCCGAATCTTCGGGCTTTACGTTCCGAGCGCGGCGGAATACATCGTTTCCGACGCAATGGAAGCCGAAGCTCGCGACAAGATCGCGGCGAAGGGCGTTGACTTGATTCCCGAAGGCGCGGTCGCCTTGGAGCAAGAAAGAAAATGCGGGAAGCGCAAGGTCGGCGGCTCCTATGTCGTCACCCGTCCGGCGGAAGCTCCGAGCGCGAAAGCCGAAGCGACCGTCGACGAATTGGTCGCGCAAGGCTTGATCGAGCCGGAAGCCGTTCAAGTGACCGGCGATTTCGTCGAGTTCGTGAATCCGGTCGCGATTCAAACGAAGCGCTTCCGGGGGATTCGCCGTTACATGCTCGAAGCGGCGGTTGAAGCCGAAGCGGAATTGATCGCCGAAGCGATCTAAACAGGGCGGCGGGCTCCGGGCGAAAGCCCGGAGCTTCGCCCCGAAAGGCGGGGAATATGAACACGAAGATTTTGATTGTCGACGACACGCCGGAGATCTTGAAGGCGGTCGAGCGCGAGCTTCGGCGGGAAGGCTTCGACGTCGTGACGGCGAGCGACCCGGTTGAAGCGGCGGCGCTTTACTCCGAAGCGGCGGTCGTCGTTTCCGATTGGGTCATGCCGAACGGCGGCGGGGCTCGCGTTCTCGAAGAATCGCCGGTTCCGGTTGTCATTCACTCCGGGTCAATGGCGCTTCAACCGATTGGCGCGGTCGCCATTTTGAGCAAGCCGGCAAGTCGAACGACACTTCGCGCGGCGATTGAAGCCGCGCTTCAACCGAAAGGCGGGGAAAAATGAAGCTCGCAATCGAGAACAAGACCGACTTGAACGGGCGCGATCTTCGAAGCTTGTTCACGCGGATCGCTCGCGAATGGGGCGTCACGCGCGCGACGTTGACGGTCACGGGCGCGCGGCAAAGTCACCCGACAGTTAGGGCGGGGCGGTCGTCAATTCGCCTGAGAATCCCGAAGGGCGCGGTCGACGTGACGAAGGTCGCGCAAGCGCTCGCTTGGGGTTGCGCGTTCGTCGCCGGCGGTCGCGACGCGGCTCCCGAAAACCCTTGGATCATGGCGGTTGAAGTCGACGGGATCGAGCTTCGCCGGAAGGTTCCGCTTCAACCGAAGTCGAAGGCGGAGCGCGCGGCGCTCGCGTCGGAAGGTCGGGAACGCAAGGCGAAGGCGAAGGTCAAAGAATTGACGACGAAGATCAAGCGGCTTCGAACTCAATTGTCGAAATGGCAAGCGAAGGTTGACTATTACGAACGAAAGCGGCGCTCCGAAGCGGAGCAACGTTCGCCGGCATATTGGGCGAAGCTCGCGCGCGACGCCGAAGCGGAGCTTCGCTATTCGGAAGCCGCCGGGCATTGGTTGGCGGCGGCGGGTTGTTCGCCGACAGAAAAGCGGCGCGACGAATACGAAACAAAAGCCGAACGTTGCTTGAAAAAGCTTGACGCGCGAAGGCGCGCGAAGGCACAATCGAAGGGCGTTGAACGTTCGCTTTTGCGCGTCGCCTAGTTTTTGATCTCCGTTCCTTTCCGTTCCGTTGCCGGCGGGGGTTCTCCCCGCCGGCGTTCCGTTTACGAATCGACTTCCCGGCGTTTCGCTAGGTTTTTTTGCTCTTTTCGGTCTATAATTCCGCGCAATGGCAACGCTCGGAATGACAAAAGACGAACTTCGCGGAGCGGTTGCGCGCTTGCTTGCACACTTGGGCGAAGGAATGTCCGACGCCGAAGCTCGCGACGCAATGGGGCTTGAACAAGATCAATTTGATCGGTTGAAGCGGAAGCTTTACGAACTCGAAGGCGAACGGCTCCGAAATCGACCCGTCGAAGAAGTCTTCGTCGATTACATGGTCGAGCAACGGGCTTGCTTGAAGGCGCTCGACGAATTGGGCGACGTCTTCGCTCCCGGACAACTTTCGGCGCGCGTCGGGGCAATCCGGGCGAAGTCGGATATTGTCGACAAGATCGTGAAGTTCGGTCAAGACATTGGGTTGATCGACAAGCGACCCGAAGAAAAGCGGATTCTCGCCGGCGTCATGGTTTCGGACATGACGAACAAACAACTTCGAACCATGATCACAAGCGAACTCGCGAATTTGAATTCGTTGATCGGGAAATACGGGGAACAGTCAATTTTGGACATGGACCCCGGCGCGTTGCATTATGACGAAAAGCCGGCGCTCCCGCCGGCTCCAATGACGAAAGCGGGGAACACGGGGAAGACGAAGGCAAAGAACAAGACGAACAAGGCGAAAGCGAACAAGGTTCACGGCGGGCGACGTGTCGTTCGAAAGCGAAAGGCGGAAATGTGAAGTCTTTCTTGAAAATTCTCGGTCACATTTGGCTTCTTCCCGTGTCGCTCGTTTCCGCGATCTATATCGGCGGGCTTTGGGCGTTCCGACAAGTTCGATTCGTTGAAGCGTCGCTTGATTTCGTCGAGTTCCGAACGGTCAAGGGAACTTGGCTTTCGAAGACGCTCGAAGGAAAGAACAACGAACCGGGCGATCCCGGTTGGCTCGGTTGGTCGTCGGGCGCGTTCATTGTGCTTCGACACGACGCGAAGGGCGAGCGGACGATTCCGCATGAATCGCGACACGTCAAACAACAAATGATCTTCGGGATTCTTTCGCCTTTCCTTTACTTTTTGATCTCAATTTTCATATTTTGCTTCATGCGAAATCTTCATTCGTATTACGACAACCCGTTCGAAGTTGACGCGCGTCGCTTCGCCGGGCAACGGGTCAAGATTCCGCGCGAAGCTTGGGGCGATCCTAATGATCGTTGGGCGTGGTGGTAACAATGGGTTTTTTGATCCGCTTCGAGTTCCGTTCGCAATGGTGCGAGCGTAACAGGACCGAAGTTCTTTTGCCGGGATAGCGGTCTGTCAAGGGCGGGTTTCAACTTGGAGGTTGAATCATGGCAAGTGGAAGCAGAAAAGTTTTGTTCGGAACCTTTGAGGGCGAAGGCGCGGCGGACGTCGAGATCAAGACGTTGCCGTTCCGTCCGAGCGCGGTCGAGCTTTTGAATCTCGACGGGCTCGCTTCGGCGACTTGGGTCGAAGGCATGGCGGACGCAACTTGCGTCAAAGAAGTGACCGCCGGAACCAAGTCGGCGGTTGCGTCGCCGAACGGGATCACCCCGTTGTCGACCGGGTTCAAGCTCGGTCAAGACGGCGATTTGAACGTCGCCGGCGAAAAGGTTTTTTGGAAGGCTTACGAGTAAGCCGACCGGAGCCGAACAACCCTTGAAGGCGGCGCTCCGGTTTTCCGGGGCGTCGCCTTTTGGCGGGGCGAAATGAGCGGGAGACACCTTGTTTTTGACGGCGATTGCGACCCGGCGAAAGTGAACGACGAAGCCGGAATGAAGATCGCCGTTTGCGATTTGGTTGAAGCGCTCGGAATGACGACGCTCGGAACTTTGAGCGTTTCGGTTCCGCTAGAAATTGAAAAGCTCGGAAGGGAACCGTTCGAAGACGAAGGCGGCGTGACGGCTTGCGCGATTTTGTCGACGTCACACGTTGCAATTCACGCTTGGCCGCTTCGCCGTGAAGTCAAACTTGACGTGTTCTCTTGTCGCGACTTCGACCCCGAAGTCGTTTTCACTTGGGCGCGGGAACGGTTGGGTTCAAACGGTTTCACGTCCGAAGATTGGGAGCGGTAAGACATGACGATTCAAAGAGCACCAAAGAAAGCGCCGGAATACGCGGAGCATAGAAGCAAGGTCGCGGCGGTTGATACAATCGCGAATGTTCCGAAAGAACACGGAATGAACATGGCGTCGCACGAATGGGCGAACATTCAAGTCATTCCGGGCGCGGCGTTGACGCCGACCGTTGCGGTTCACTATTGGAGCCAAGCGGCGAACAAGTTTGTCGTCGATTCCGACACGGCGGCGAAGGTCGCTCCGGGCGCGGCGACTCCGTTCGAATTTTCCGCGCATTGTTTGGGGCGGATCATGTTCGTTGCCGTGACCGGCGGCGCGGGCGCGGCGGGCGTCGACGTTTTGGTTTCCGGCTATGACGTCGAAAAGCGATAGTCCGAACGTCGTTCTCGTTTACGATCAAGGCGCGCAACCGGAAGGCAAAGTTCACCGATTCTTTGTTGACGGGCGCGAAGCGTTGATCGCCGACGAAGAAAGCGGGTCGGTTGAAATTGCGGCGCGCTCGCAAGCCGAAGCCGAACAAATCTTCGCGGCGTTTCAATTTCTTGATCATGCGTGTTTTGGTGGGGAGCATTGAAGCGAATGTCGAGTTCCGTTTTCCCAATTTTGCAAGGCTCGCCGAAAGCGATTGAAGAAGCGGATCGCGGGCAATTGCTAGATCTCGCCCGACACTATCGGGCAATGGGGAACGAATGGCTCCGGCGAATGATCATCGATCACAACCGGATCGACATTCTCGCGACGGCGGTTCTCGACTATCAAATCGAACCGTTTCATTTGGCGTTGCTTCGCTATCAATTCATTCACCCGGACAACCTTCAACTTGTGTTTCGTGGCGCGGGGAAGTCGACCGTTTGCACGATCACGAAGTCGCTTCATTTGCTCGCGAAAGATCCGAACATTCGGATTTTGATCGCGAGCAAAACGAGCGCGCAAAGCGAAGCGTTCCTAAAAGAAATCAAAGGACACCTTGAAGGGAACGAACGCTTCGCGGAACTTTTCGGCGAGTATTACGATCCGCACAAGGTCGGAAAATGGGACAACCGCGAAATCGAAGTCGCTCCCCGAACGAAGTATTCGAAAGAATCAACGATCACTTGCATCGGCGTTGAAGCCGCCGTCGTCGGCAAACATTACGACGTGATCCTTTCCGACGACTTGGTTGACGAAGACAACACGCGGACGAAATACATGCGCGACCGCGTTCGTCAATGGTATTATCAAACGCTCGACCCTTGCCTTGAACCGCCGGACAAGTCGGTTCCGCATAGAGGGGAACACCATAGGCTAGGAACGCGCTATCACTTCGACGATCTCTATGGGCATTTGATCGCGAACGAACTCGCCGATCATCATCAAATCATTCCCGCGCTTGACGAAGACGGGCGTTCGCCTTGGCCGGACAAATATCCGCCGAAGTGGTTCAAGGAAAAGAAGCGCAAGTCGGGAACGATCATTTTCAACGCTCAATACCAATGCGACACCGAAGCAATGAAGGGCGAGATCTTCCAATATGACGACTGTCAAAAGGTCGACGATTCGGAGATCCCCGGCGGGCTTCGCGTGTTCATGGGCGTTGACTTGGCGATTTCGGAAAGCGAGAAAGCCGACAAGTTCGCGATTGCGGTCGTCGGAATCGACACGAAGACCGAAGATCATTATGTGATCGATTACTTCGAAGGACACCTTCGCTTCAACGATCAAACGCGAAAGATCAAAGAGTTCTATCGAAGGCACGACCCGATCCGTTGCGGCATTGAAACGAACGCTTACCAAGCCGCGCAATATCAGCACTTGAAAGACGGCGACAAAAATCTTCGGTTGAAGGCGATTCACACGGACAAAGACAAGGTGACGCGCGCTTGGAAATTGTCGCCAATGTTTGAAGACAAGCGCGTTTTCTTCCGAAAGAACTTGACCGACTTGATCGACTTGTTGGTTTTGTTTCCTAATTTTCGCTACAAAGACGGCTTCGACGCGCTCGACTTGGCGATCACGGCGAGCAAGTTGAAACGCAAAAAGCGACGGCGCGAAGAACCGGGCATTATGTAAGGGGTTGACCATGATTGAACAAACAAAAATCGTCGACATGCACAAAGACGCAAACGCACAAAGCGCGCAAGCGAATCAATCGTCGCTTCAACCGGCGACGAAGGTCCGGGCGATTGTCGTCGGGCTCGACGAAAGCATAACGAAAGCCGCGCCGAATGAATTCTCGGAAGCCGGGAAATCGAAAGAACTCGCCGACGACCCGTTTCAAGCAATGGCGGCGAAGGGGAACTTGATCGATCCGCCGTTCGACTTGCTCACGTTGGCAATGCTCCCGGAACATTCTTCGGAATTGAACCAATGTATCGAAGCCATGCAAACGAACATTGAAGGCTTCGGGTTCCGGTTCGTTCCGCGCGTCGAAATGAACGAAAAAACGCCGAAGGCGCTCGCCGACAACGTGAAGGGCGAAAAGATTCGGCTCGAAAATTTCTTCGCCTATGCGACGATTGACGAAGACTTCACCGAAACCCGAAAGCGAATTCGGAAAGATCTCGAAACGACGGGGAACGCTTATCTCGAAGTGATTCGGAACGTCGCCGGCGACGTGCAAGGCTTCAACCATATTCCAAGCTATCAAATGCGGCTTTCGCCGATTGACGAAGAAATGCTTCCCGTCGAAATGCCGATTCTTGAACGGCAACCGGACGGGTCGGTTCGTGTTTCGAAGCTTCCGACTTGGAAGCGGTTTCGTCGCTTCGCGCAATCGCGCGCGATTCTTCGACGAAATCTTTCCTATGTCGGGTCGTTCAAAATGCGTTGGTTCAAAGAGTTCGGCGATCCGCGCGTGATCGACAATCGAACCGGCGACGTCGCGAAAGAAGATCTCCCCGAAAATTTCCGCGCGAACGAAATCGTTCACTTCAAGATCTATTCGGCGCGTTCGCCCTATGGTCTTCCGCGCTACATTGGCAACTTGCTTTCAATTTTTGGAGATCGCGCCGCCGAAGAAATAAATTTCACGACCTTCAAGTCGAATAATATTCCAAGCATGGTTGTTCTCGTTTCGAACGGGCAATTGACGCAAGGATCGATCAATCGAATCAAAGATTTCGTCGAGTCACAAATTCAAGGTTCGGACAACTATTCGAAGTTTTTGATTCTCGAAGGCGAAGGCGATCTCGAAGGCGAAGACGGCAGTCAAATCAAAATGGAGATCAAGCCGCTTGTGAAGGAACAACACAAAGACGCTTTGTTTCAAAACTATAGCGGCAACAATCAAGACAAGATTCGGCGAGTCTTCCGGCTCCCGCCGATCTTCGTCGGTC